AGCAGAGAAGTCCGAACCCAAAAGAATGGAGAGGGAAGAACGATGAGAAGATATTTTAAAAGATTATGGTGTGCATTAATAAATAAGAAATGCCATGAAGATTGTGACTGCGTATAATGATAGGATCACTGATAAGTTCAGTATCTAGTTTAGCTTCATCATACATAGAGGGTAAGACAGCCATACAAAAGGCTGAAGCTACCATTCGTATGAAAGAAGCAACAGGTGAGATAGATTGGGACTTAGCTGCTATGAGGGCATCACAGTCCTCGTGGAAAGATGAATGGCTGACTTTACTTTTCAGTATTCCTCTAGTACTGAGCTTCTGTGGTGAATGGGGTAGGGCGATAGTAGCAGACGGATTTACTGCTCTGGCAGGTATGCCACAGTGGTATCAGATTGCGTTAGGAGCTATCGTAAGCGCAAGCTTTGCCACACGGTCTGCTAGTAAATTGTTTAATATGAGAAAGAAAAAATACTAATGACAGCTAGATTTTTAGAACACAAAACTGTAGATAAAACTAAGAAAGCTAAAAAGGGTAAAAAGGTAGCAGGGGTTATCAAGGATGAAATGGTTGACCCTATACGAAAGTTTATTAAAGAAAGAAACTTAGATAAATTAAAAAAATCTTTACAAGAAGAATATATGAAAACAGTAAAAGATAGGAAAAAATATGGCGTTTAAACTGAGTGGTAGAAGTTTAGGAAAACTAGAGGGTGTACATCCTAAATTAGTAGATACAGTAAAAGAAGCCATAAAGGTGTCACTCGTGGACTTTGGAGTGATCTATGGAGTTCGTTCCCTAGCAGAGCAAAAAAGATTGTATGAAGCTGGCCGATCCCAGACAATGAAATCAAAACACCTTGTACAAGAAGATGGATACTCACATGCTGTCGATTTAATGGCCTACGATGGCAGTGAGCCAAGCTGGGACATAGTGATGTATGATGACATTGCTGATGCTATGCTCATGGCCGCCAATCAAACTGGAGCTAAAATTTGTTGGGGGGCTGCATGGCAAATAAAAGACATCACAACTTGGGATGGCACTATGGAGCAAGCTATGAACGCTTACATAGACCTAAGACGATCTCAATCACGCCGCCCATTTATTGATGGGCCACATTTTCAACTCTCAGAAGGATAACCCAATGGAAAGTGCAAGAAAAGCTAAAGAATACATCAAACAAAATATAAAAGACAAGGCTGAAAAAGAGAAAGAAGCAAAGAAGAAAAAGAAAGTTATTTCAAAACCCTACACTAAAAAAGAACTTGAAGAGTTAAAAGAAATAGATAAGATATATGGCACAGATCTTTATAACGACTACCTAAGAGATCCACAAGGGTTTAGAGAAAAGCAGGGAGGTGTTTATAAAGGGGGTGCTATACAAAAGAAAGCCAGAGGTGGCTCAGTAGACTATAGAAAGACAGGAATGTTCTATGGCAGGACGTAACGCACCAGCAGGAAGACCTAAAAGAAAAAATCCAGATGTTATGAAAGGCATAACTATTAAGAGTGGTCTTAAACGTCCTACTAACAAAGGGGCAGGATTAACACAAAGAGCAGTAGATAAAATTAACAGAAGAACTGGTGGTAATTTAAAGACAGCCGTTACAGGTAAAGTAAAACCCGGAAGTAAAGCAGCTAAAAGAAGAAAGTCCTACTGTGCAAGAAGTGCAGGACAAATGAAACAGTTTCCTAAAGCAGCAAATAATCCTAACAGTAGACTGCGACAGGCAAGAAGAAGATGGAAGTGTTAATATGGCTAGACAACTAACAGAGAAACAACAGAAGCTATTAAATGTTTTGTTTGATGAAGCAGGTGGGGACATTGTTCTTGCAAAGAAGCTGGCAGGGTATGCTGACGCATCAAGCACAACAGATGTAGTAAAAGGTATAAAAGAAGAAATACTAGAAGCCACACAAGAGTACATGGCGAGAAATGCACCACGAGCTGCTGTTGCGATTGCAGGTGGTTTAGTAGACCCAACAGAACTAGGCATACGTGACAAACTAGCTGCAGCGAAAGAGTTACTTGATAGAACTGGTTTAGTGAAAACAGAGAAGATGCAGGTAGAAGCAACAGGTGGTGTTATGCTTATGCCACCAAAAGAAAAAGTAGATGAATAGATCAATAGGACGTTGGAAGTTACCACAACCAACAGACTTAAAAGAAGAACGAGAGTGGGTAGCGATACCACGCATAGCAAGGACGATACCTTTTGGTTACACAGTAGATGAAAACGATCCTGATCTACTACAGCCTGTAAAAGTAGAACTAGACTTGCTAGAGAAAGCACGAGACTACATCAAGCAATATTCTTACAGAGAGGTAGCAAACTGGCTTACAAAAAACAGTGGCAGAGATATATCTCACGTAGGATTGATGAAGCGATTAAAGAATGAACGACAACGTAAGAACAAAGCTACAAGCCTACGCAAGTGGGCAGAGTATGCCGAAAAAGCGATCAACAAAGCCAAAGAGATTGAAGAAAGCCGTACAGGAGCAACCTCCGAAGCCAGAGGTTAAAGAGACAGTAGTAGAGTCTCTGCCGATAGAAGAGTCACGGAATATAATCTTCAAGCCAAATGAAGGTCCTCAAACAGCTTTTCTTGCAGCAAATGAAAGAGAAGTTCTGTATGGTGGTTCAGCAGGTGGTGGTAAAAGTTACGCAATGCTTGCTGATCCTCTACGTTACATGGGACACCCCTCGTTTAGTGGACTTCTACTGCGACATACCACAGAAGAGTTACGAGAACTTATATTTAAAAGTCAAGAACTCTACCCTAAAATATGGAAGGGTATCAAGTGGTCAGAACGAAAGATGCAGTGGGTTGCTCCATCAGGGGCAAGACTATGGATGTCTTACCTAGATAGAGATGACGATGTACTACGATACCAAGGACTAGCATTTAGCTGGATTGGTTTTGACGAACTTACACAGTGGGGAACACCATTCGCTTGGAACTATATGAGATCACGTTTACGATCCACATCTCCTGACCTGCCAGTGTATATGAGAGCTACAACAAACCCCGGAGGGCGTGGACACCACTGGGTAAAGAAAATGTTTATTGACCCTTCACCGTATAATGTTTCATTTAACGCCACTGACATTGAGTCAGGAGAAGAACTCAAGTATCCAGCAGGACATCAAAGAGCAGGACAAGCCCTATTCAAACGTAGGTTTATACCTGCTAGACTTACAGATAACCCTTACCTCTCAACTCAGGGTGATTATGAAGCAATGCTTCTATCCCTTCCTGAACAGCAAAGAAGACAACTACTGGAAGGCGATTGGGATATTAAAGAGGGAGCAGCTTTCACCGAGTTTGATCGCAACATACATGTGGTTGAGCCTTTCCGTATACCTAGCAACTGGGTTAAGTTTAGGGCATGCGACTATGGGTATGGAAGTCATTCTGCCGTTGTATGGTTTGCTGTTAGCCCATCTGAACAACTCGTAGTGTACAGAGAGTTGTACGTATCAAAGGTGTTAGCTACAGATTTAGCAGACATGATACTAGATGCAGAAGCTGAAGATGGCAATATAAAGTATGGAGTGCTGGACAGTTCTCTCTGGCACAAACGAGGTGATACAGGACCAAGCCTAGCAGAACAAATGATTATGAAAGGCTGTAGGTTTAGACCTTCTGATAGAAGTCGAGGAAGCAGGGTATCAGGTAAAAATGAAATACATAGACGTTTACAAGTTGATGAATTTACAGAAGAGCCACGCTTGGTTTTTTTCAGCACATGCACTAACACTATTTCGCAACTACCTGCGATACCACTTGATAAAAAAAATCCTGAAGATATAGACACAAACTCAGAAGATCACTTGTATGATGCTTTAAGATATGGTATAATGTCAAGACCAAGGTTCAGTATATTTGACTATGACCCTGCAAACAGACACACGAACAGCATGCCTGTAGCAGACGCAACATTTGGATATTAATATGGCAGAAGATAATATAAACGAAGAAGTTTTCATGGACGATTCTACGATAGCTGTAGAAGACACAGAGGTAGGAAGTGAAGACGATTATAATAGCTCAAACATTATACCCTTCATAATGGATCGCTACAAAAAAGCTGATGACTACAGAGAGCAAGACGAACAAAGATGGTTAAGAGCCTACAGAAACTACAGAGGTTTATACGGTTCTGATGTACAGTTTACAGAAGCAGAGAAGTCAAGAGTATTTATTAAGGTAACAAAAACTAAAACACTTGCAGCATATGGACAGATAGTTGATGTGCTTTTTGCTAATAATAAGTTTCCTCTTACGGTAGACCCAACTGAACTACCAGAGGGTGTAGTATCTGATGTAAGCTTTGACCCAAAAGAGCCAGAAGAGATACGAGAAAGATTAGACGAGTTAGAAAATCCTTATGGCTTTGCAGGGGACGGTAAAGACCTACCTGCAGGAGCTACTAAAGAAAGCTTAATGGAAAAGCTAGGACCTTTAGAAGGTAAGTTTGAAGATGTAGATAACCTACGAGAAGGTGTGGGCAAGACACCAACAGCTATAACATTTAGTCCTGCAATGGTTGCTGCAAAGAATATGCAGAAGCAGATACACGATCAGCTAGAAGAGTCAAACGCAAACAAGCATCTACGAAGCACAGCATTTGAAATGGCTCTATTTGGTACAGGTGTGATGAAAGGACCTTTTGCAATCGACAAAGAATATCCTAACTGGGATGAAGAGGGCGAATACTCACCAATATTTAAAACAGTGCCACAAGTTTCACATGTATCAGTGTGGAACTTCTTTCCTGATCCAGATGCAAACAACATGGACGAAGCACAGTATGTGATAGAAAGACACAAGATGTCACGATCACAGCTACGTGCGTTGAAGAAAAGACCTCACTTTAGAGGACAGATTATTGACGAAGCTATTGCACTAGGTGAAAACTACAACAAAGAATACTGGGAAGACGATCTATCAGACTATTCTCCTGAACATGCTATTGCACGATACGAAGTGCTAGAGTATTGGGGCATGGTAGATACAGAGATGTTAAAAGAACATGGAGTAGAAATACCTGACGATATAGCAGATCACGATGAGATACAGGCAAACATCTGGATATGTAACAGTAAAGTTCTGCGAATGGTACTGAATCCATTCAAACCTGCAAAGATACCATACATGGCTGCCCCTTACGAACTTAACCCATATAGCTTCTTTGGTGTTGGTATTGCAGAGAACATGGATGATACACAGACATTGATGAATGGTTTTATGCGTATGGCTGTTGACAACGCTGTAATGTCTGGTAATCTATTGATAGAGATAGATGAAACAAACTTAGTTCCCGGACAAGACCTAAGTGTATATCCCGGAAAAATATTCAGAAGACAAGGTGGCGCACCCGGACAAGCTATTTTTGGTACGAAGTTTCCAAACGTAGCCAACGAAAACATGCAACTGTTTGACAAAGCCAGAGTTCTTGCAGATGAAAGTACAGGATTGCCAAGCTTTGCTCACGGACAAACTGGTGTTATGGGTGTAGGACGTACAGCGTCAGGTATATCTATGCTTATGAACGCAGCAAGTGGTGGCATTAAGAATGTCATAAAGAATGTAGACGATTATTTACTTAGACCATTAGGCGAAGGACTGTTTAGATTTAACATGCAGTTTAACTTTGACAACAAAATGTTGAAGGGAGACTTAGAAGTTAAAGCTCGTGGAACAGAAAGCCTGATGGCAAACGAAGTGCGTAGCCAGAGACTTATGCAGTTCTTGCAAGTGGCAAGCAACCAAGCCCTTGCACCCTTTGCAAAGTTTCAATACGTAATAAGAGAGATTGCCAAGTCGCTTGACTTAGACCCAGAGAAAGTGACGAACAACATGGACGAAGCTGCACTGCAAGCAGAGATCATGAAAAAATTCCAACAGCAACAGCCACAACAGCCGACAGCACCTGCAGGGGCAAATCCCCAAGATCCAACTGGAGCAGGTGGTGCGACTATAGGAACAGGGCAAGTACCGTTGCCACAGGAACAAGGATTTACAGGAAATGAACAACAACCTCAACAGCCAAGCCAACAGCCTACAGGACAAGCTACTCAGCAAGCTCAAGCCCTTGGTGAACAACAAGGACCAATGGGACAGCTTCAGTGATTACGTTAATTATCTTATAGCACAAAACCACGCTATCATGGAGCAGACAAGTGATCTTGTTATGCTTCACAGATCGCAGGGTGCTATTATGATGCTCAAGAGACTACGACAACTCAGGGACTCTGTAAACAACACAGGAAAGTAAATGGCAAGCAGTCTTTTAACAACACCTCTAAGAGTAGGCAAAAGTTTAACAGATAAACTTTTAGATATAGATGTGCCTGTTGAGCAAACTGTTACAACAGTGAAGTCTATCGGTAGAGGTTCAGAAAAAAAGATTGTTCCAGATGATCCTAAGAAAAATATATTTAGATTAAAGGAAGAAGTAGAAGAACCCTTAAAGCCTAGCCTTAAAAGAGCTATGGATAAAGCCAAAGCAGATCCTGAACTAGAGGGTGCTAGAGACATTATGCCAGCACCTGCAAAGTTTTTTACTCCTGAATCAAGATCTTATAAAGAAGGTTTTACAAAAGGTTTAGAAAAATCAGGAATAGAGTTAGACTTAGATTTTGGAAACTATGTGCAGTTTGGAGGTGGTCCTCCTAAAGATGTTAGTGGTAAAACTTTTCAAAACTTATTTATTAGTCCACGCTTATCATATAAAAAGAGTACAGAGTTAAGTCGTGTTCAAGATAAAGAAACAGGAGAAATAAAACGAGGACCTGTTCAAAACAAAGCACAATCATCAGGCAACGTGTATGAGGAGAAAGCTTTAACGGATGATGATCTAAGACAAAACTACAAAACAAATACAGGAGAAAAGAAAGCTCCTTCAAAAGCACAAATTAATTTACTACAACCTGAAAAATTTAAAATACGTGTGGGGCAAAGTTTTGGAACATTAGATCATCCTATAGTAACTGTTGAGCAAGGACCTAAACATTTTTATTCTTTTGATATGCAGGTTGTAGGACCTGTAATCATGCAAAAGATTAAAAAAGATGTTCAACCTAATTTAAGACCTTCTACAATAGGAAAGATTAATTTAGGTGATGTTGTAGGCGAAATAAAAATTGGAAAAAAGACGCATCCTATATATAACAAAATAGAGATAGATTCAACAGACAGTATGCCACAGGATATGCAACCTGTACCAAAGTTTAACCAAGGAGGAACGGCTATGAAAGATCAAATGCAAATGGCTTTTATGAATGAAGGTGGCATGAAAGATGATGGTGGTGAAACAGAACCAACATCAGGCAACAAAGTTCCTTCTGGATCATTAAAAGAAGAAGTGGCAGATGATATACCTGCAATGTTAAGTGAGGGAGAGTTTGTATTCCCTGCAGACGTTGTGCGATACATCGGCCTTGAAACATTAATGAAGATGCGTCAAGATGCCAAGCAAGGTTTGAAGATGATGGAAAAGATGGGACAGCTTGGCAATCCAGAAGAAGCAGAACTACCAGACGATATTCCATTTGGCATGGCAGACCTAGTTGTTGTATCAGGCGAGATGAAAGATAAAGAAAAGAAAGCTGAAGGTGGTGCAGTTGGACTGGCAAACGGTGGTGGTTTATTTGACGATCCAAGATTTCAAACAGGTGATTCAGGTCAAGACTCAACAACGTACACACCAGAAGAAGAGGAAGAGATAAAAGGTGCATTAGACGAGCCATTGCAACCAACTGACATACAAATAAAAAAGATAATTAATCCTAGCGACCCTAATGACTTCATGATGTGGTCATTTGACAAAGAGGGTAATCCTTTGTATCCACTACCTGAAGGATACGTTGTAGATGATACACCAGTAGAAGATTCATACTCTAACATAATATCAAGAAGAGAAGATCCCAGAGACACAGACTCCTCTGGTGACAGTTCTCCTGCCCCAGATGGCATGGGTTCAAGAATGACTTTGCCTAAAGCTGATGAGTTTATTGACAGCGATCAATACATCAGTGCTGACGGCAAAAAAGACTATGGTCTATTTAGTAGAGGTAAGCCAATACGATTACAAAAAACTACTCTTGATAATTTAACTATGGAGTATGAAAAGATTAAAAAATTAGATGGCATGAAAGACTTAACATTCCAAGATTACTACAATTTACCTAACTATGATAAAGCTAGATTTTCTTTAGGCATGACATTTGGTAGAGAGCCAACAGCAACTGAAATCAACGCTGCTATAACACAAGCACAGAAAAGTCCTACAGGACTATTAAGTTTTCTAAACCCAGTAGTAGGAGCAATTAAATCATTCTTGAGTCCTGATGCTTCTGGAGGATTTACGGATGATAAATATAAAAAACAAAGAGATGATAGAGATAAAGTCGTAACAAAGCTTACCAACTTAATTGATCCTAGAGTTGAGTCACCTTATAAAACAGACAAACTAGGTAGAATATCGGACGCTGAATATCAAAAATACAAAGCCGACATTGCACTAGAATCACAAGCTAAGTTTCCATCGACAGGTAAAGTGGGTAAAGTAGACGATTTCTTGCTAGGAATACGTAGAGATCCTAACAAACCTAACGAGCCACCAAAAATAATGACACCAGAGGGTGAGAAAGATTTAACAGCCGATGCTTTGGGTAGAATAGAAAAGAACAGACAAGAACAACAAAATATAAATAAAAGGCTAGATGCGGCAGATAGAGACAGGCAAGAACGTGGCTTTGGTCCTATGTCTGTGCAAGAGAGAGAAGAAAAACGGCAAGAAGAATTTACAGGATTTACCAGTTCAGGTGATTTTATAGGACCAACAGATCCCGGTACTGCGGCAATGAATAGATTCTACGTAGGAGGTGTACCTACAAAACCTATGAAACCACAAAGACTGAAGAAAGGTGGTATAGCTTCACCCAAAGCTAAACCAAAGAAAATGAAGAAGGGTGGATTGGCTTCATCACGTAAAAAATAAATCCACATTATGTTGGCTACCTAACTCCCCATCAACATGGCATACAGTTAGCCCTAACGAAAGGTAAAGTAAATGGCAGAATCAAGTATAATGGTGCAAGACGCAACACCAAAAAAAGTAATGGCGTTGGCATCTCGTAAATATTCAAGAGATGATAAGATTAAAAAAGACGAAGAGGAATTAGAACAACTCATCGCAGAAAATAAAGGAGAGATAAAGGCAGAAGCTGAAGAGCAAGAGCCTGAACCAACCTCTGCAGAAGAGAAGACTTTCAAGAAAAGGTATGGTGATCTACGAAGACATGCTCAACAAAAAGAAGCAGACCTTCAAACGCAGATAGATCAGCTACGTACACAGCTTGATGAGTCTACTAAAAAACAAATCAAGCTTCCAAAGACTGACGAGGATATTGAAGCGTGGGCTAAAGAATATCCTGATGTTGCTGGCATAGTGGAAACTATAGCCATAAAAAAGTCACGAGAGCAATCAAAAGCTTTGGAAGATAGGATTAAAGAGATAGATGAGATGCAGATTTCTGCCACTAAGGAAAAGGCCGAAGTGGAATTACTAAAACTGCATCCTGATTTTGTAGACATCCGTGAAGATGATGATTTTCATAACTGGGCTGAAGAGCAACCTAAATGGGTGCAGCAAGCTCTATATGAAAATGACAACGATGCAAAGTCTGCAGCCAGAGCCATTGACTTATATAAGTCTGATAGAAATATTGGCAAGAAAAAGTCAACATCTAAAGATGCTGCATTTGCAACAAACACTAAAACATCACGGACTAAACCTCAGACAAACGATGAATCGTCATATCTGAAGGAGTCTCAGGTACAAAAAATGTCCTCACAGGAATATGAAAAGCGAGCCGATGAAGTCATGGAAGCTATCCGAACAGGTAAGTTTATATATGATGTTTCTGGTTCAGCTAGATAAAAAAGTGTTGACATTTAATAAAATATACATATAACTATGTGTATACTATCAAACATGCACGTATAACCCCTTTATGGACAACTTATAAGTGCATGTTATTCTAGCAAAAAACAATGTGATGAGAATAACCTAGTTTAACTAGCCCAGAATGTACATCTGCACCTAGACCTAAATTAGCCCCTGTATCAGTAATTGTAATTTGCATCTGTGAACCTGAAAAAGTAAGGAGGATTAACTATGGCTTTTTCAACTGCTGCAGGATACGGAAACTTACCCAATGGTAATTTTAGTCCTGTAATCTACTCCAAACAGGTGCAACTTGCGTTTCGTAAGTCATCTGTTGTGGAAGGTATCACAAATTCTGATTATTTCGGTGAGATTGCTCAGATGGGTGATACTGTTAAAATTATAAAAGAGCCAGAAATTACGGTAAAATCGTATGCTCGTGGCACAACAATCACACCTCAGGACTTGGACGATGAGGATTTTTCTCTAGTCGTTGACAAAGCAAACTACTTTGCATTTAAAGTCGATGACATTGAGGAAGCTCATTCACATGTCAACTTCCAATCTTTAGCAACTGACAGGGCTGCTTACAGACTTTCAGATCAGTACGATCAGGAAGTACTAGGCTACCTATCAGGTTATGCACAGACTGCTCTACACGCTAGACCAAGCTCTGTAAATACATCTGTGTCTGGTTCTAAAGCTGTATCAACTGCTGCTTCAAACGAACTGCTTGCAACTATGCAGGTAGACGCTGAAGACTTCAATGGTGGTTCTTCAGGCAACTCTATTGTTGTTCAGCCAAGAGGTATGGGCGATGGTGTTAATACCACTGCTGCACATGCTACACCTCTAGCTGTTATCAACAGAATGGGGCGAAAGCTTGACCAACAG